CCGATAATACACCATCATATTCACCAATACAATCTACACGACCTGCCATGCCTAATTGTTTAGACCATAATGCCTGTTCTTGATAATGTATGTTATTAATACGATTAAGAAATGGTTTAATCGATAAAAACATTTCATAAGCATCTAATTTAATACCAGGTGTAATTGTTTTATTGTTTAGATAATCTTCACATAACGAATGCACTGCCGTACCACGAGAGGTCGCTTTCTTCGTTATTTGATTTGCAACATCTTCACCAACACGCTTGCGCCATTCCATGATGGCCTGTTTCTTTTGAGCACCAAGAACTGTTGTTACTGATGGTAGTTTTGTGCCGTCTGGCAATACATAAAATCTCCTGCCATCAGGAAAAGTTTCTGCTTCTAAATCATCTAGATTTTTTGGTGGACAATATTTAAACATTTTAGTTCACATACTCAATCCAGCCAGTAATAACATACTTCGTTTGTCCGCCTAGTGGTGGATTTCCACGATGTGTATGTGTGTATGATGCTGGCCATATCAATAATCGTCCTTCTACTGGTTCAATTCTCTGTCCTGTGTATAAGAATTCTGTTTCACCACCACTTCGAATCGTATTCAAATACAATAAGAACACCGACATTCTAGATGTCATATCACGGCCACTAGATTCACAATGCCAAATATGATAACCTTCAGTTGGTTTTGTTCTTTGTATTTTTATGGTGTAGATCATTTGCTGAGGCAAAGTTTGTAATACAGAATATTCTTTAGAATACTGTGGATAACATTCCTGCCATAATGTATTGGTGAAAGTATCGAAATAAGGACCTAAATTGTCCCTAGAAAATGATATTGAAGTTGGTTCTAGAAGATTAAGGGAGGTGTCTGATTTTTTTATCTCGGTTGTGTAATCTCTTTGCCATGTTTTACCCATGGAATCCATAAATTCCAAATAATCAATCATCGCTTTGCAATACTCACTGGAATAAAATCCATCATATATGCCAACAAAATTATCAAACTGCACATTTTTATTCATTTAAATCCTCAATATAATATATTTTTTGCTAATCCATCAGGTCTTATTTTTTCTAATGAGTGTTTGTCTTTTATATATTCGACAAGTTCTTCTCTAACTCTTTCTTTCCTGTTTTGTTCGTAATATAACCGCTGCTGCTTTGACATCATTCTCTTTTTGCTCATCCAAACTCCTTGTGTTATTTTTATTATACTTGGGAATTTTATGAGTTTTTTCTACAGGATTAACTTTGCCATTGTCTGACCTCCTAATATTAAGTAGATAAGGGAGTTGGTTATTCACTATTACCATTCTCTAGGCATCTTTGTTTTGTGTGATTTGTGTAGAGTATTTCCAGGCACCGTATCTTTGATACGCTGAATCACACCACGTTCAAAGGCAGCATCCGCAGTCTTTGTGCCAGGCACATTCATACGACCAGCGTCAGAGAATACTGGTAGATTGCCAGCAGAAATGTGTAATTCTAGGTGTGGATTATTTTGTTTGAATTCTTCTAACACCGTGTAGGACATACGGTGTTCTTCGATTGTATTTGTTTGTTTATTCAAAAAATCATAGGTTGGCATTAACTATACTCATGTGCAAGTGATTCATTCATTTGTCGGAACCAATCCTTCATAAAAGGTGGCACCTCTCTCTTATTTATCTTTCCTTTCCATGACCACATTCTTTGTTTTTCCATGATATAGTAATTACGATAAGATTTTAATGAATCACCTGGTACCTTACAGGCATCAGGCATAGCAGGTGTGGGACCAGTAAAACTTACCGCCTTTGGTAAGTTCTTTGGTAGATTCCAAAATAATGCTTTGACCAAACCATCAGCTTCACATTTGTGTACCTTGCCATAGCGATAGGTATATTCTTTACACAATTCCTTCAGTAGCTTACTCAGCCAAATGTAATTTGAATCCGATTGGCGACACCACACAGCCGATGGATGGTTGATGTGTGTGGCTGAATAGAGAATCGTTTCTCTTTCGTCAGGTAAAATCCAGCGTTTAACTTTACGACCAGTTTTAGATTCTGCAATCACTTCTTGGCCATCAAGAATACGGTGTGCCGTTGAGAGTAATTGGCAATATTCAAGGATCATTTTGACACAATGTTTATCAACATGATACTCAGCACATTTTACAGGACAATGATCAAGATAAAAAATATTCATAGCATTCTAATTAAACCGATTGTATCAATAGTGGTTAACAAAATGTAGTTAGCCAACATACCAAATGATTTGCGAGTATAGGCAGCCCAAGCATACATAGCACAACCAAGAATCCAAATAGGATATAAAATGAGGAGGGGTGGTGTTGGTACCGTAAGAGCCATAACAATAGAACATCCAATAGATATCGCCCACGCCAATAACTCCACAATAAAACGGATTTTACCAGATTTCCAATCATCACGGATCCAATCAAATAAATTGTAGAATAAATCGTTCAATTAACACTCATTCGATTTGATGAGGCTTTTGCCACCAAAAATTGAATCTAAATCATCCATATCGTCATCATCTTCAACAATTTTTTGATCAGGTCTCACAACTTCTAAGTAACCATCTAAACTAAAACCACAACCACGTAGAAACGATTCGAATTCACCAATGACAGAATCTAAACAATCAGCATTGAATTCAAATGTTCTTTTGGTGATTACAGAATCCGCAAATGGCATTGGTTCATCTTCACAAATAAATGTAAACTTGCTCATAGTGTTGGAATCTCCAAATTTTTGGTAGAACCTTTCAATGCCTTAACTTGTTTAGCAATATCGGCTGATGATACAGTTTGCATGGCAAATTGTTTGAAATCGTCATACGAATTTTTGACCTTGATTACGCCACCTTGTAATAAGAACAAGGCACAACCACCAGCAGATAACGGTGCAATTTCACCAATACCATCTAGGTTTATAATTACTTTACAATCTTTTTCAATAGAATCTACTTCAACGAATAATGACATCACTCATCTCCCTTTTCTTTCATAGTTAATTTGGCCATCTTGGCACGTTTTTCCATTACTTCTGCTTCGATCATCATATTCTTCCAATGACCACGTTTATCCTGTGGCATTAGAGCGAGTATACGCTTTGTTGACTTACTTAATCTAAAATCTTTATTGGTTTTCATTTACCTACCTTTTGAATTACTTCAACTTTATCACAATCTTTAACACGAACTAACAATGTATCAGTTTGGTTCAATGGTCGAACAAAAAAACATTCACCTTTCACCGACCAAACTAATTTGTTTTGAATACCACCGTCAAAGTTACCATTGACCGGCAAATTCATAAAGTATGGCGTGTAATAGAAAGTTAGACCAAACACAACAACGGCAACAAAAAACAAAGTTTTATTTGTTTGTAACCATTCATTAATTTTCTTAAACATGAATCATTCCTTGAGTATATAATATTAACATTATACCAACAAAAGCAGCCAATGTCAATAGAATTAAGGTAAACTTCTGTGATTCTTCCTGGTAATATTCCACTTCTCTTTGAATCATTTCATGCTGTGCCTGTACCATGTTTGGTACATCTGGTTCCATCATATCGATGGTCTTTTGTGATGATTCTAAACGATTCACTGCCTGCCAATAACGATAGTATGATATCATATCAATCCCAAAGGTTTTCGTAATATTTTCCAAATAGTCTAAATGCGTTACGCTTTCTTTCATTGTGTGCGTTCAAGCCGTCCCAATCTACTTTAGGTCCAACATAATCTTCATGCCATGGCAACTTGCCTTTACTTTCTGAGTAATCAAAGAACTTGCTTTCTGCATCATCAATTACTTTCTGTTCAAATGCCCAAATCATTTCACCAAGGACATATTGCCAGCGCTCATGAATCATATCATCTTCACTTGATTCTAATGCTTGTATAGATGGATCAACCATCTTTTTACTTTTCTTTTTGCCACTACGCATTTCTTTTGGTACATCTTCTTCATCAACAAAAGGTGAACCATGTGATTCTGCTTTGAGTTGCTTAAGCATTGGTAGAATGATTTCAGCCAATGTATGATCCATTGACCATGTATCCCATCGGTCAATCTTCACATAGTTAATTTGTGGATGAATGAAGTCAAGCACCTTGTGAATGGCGGTGCAAATAGGTGAGAGAATGGTATTGCATTTCTCAATGAAAGGCTCTTCATAATCAATCTCACGCCAAAAGATAATTTTCTCCATAATTTTATATGGAGAAATCCAATGACTACGGTAACATGACAAATAAACTTTCATTTTATATTTTCAATAATTGTGGTAATGTATAAACAGGTTTTAGGTAAGACGATGGATTATCTAACACACTATATTCTAAATCACCTTCACGCCTTTGGCAATAGTTGATTTGGAAATTACATTCATTTACCAATCTAAATGTGGTAGCCATTTGTAATACCGAATGACCTTTACCATGACCTAGATTCTCTAATTTGTTTGCTGGTGTTTCGATTGCCATTTTAATAGACTCACATATCTCATTCACATGAACATAATCACGAATTGGTGTACCATCTTCTGTATTGTAATCACCACCATACAGGCTGAATACGCCAGTTTCTTTGGCTTTGATTAAATTGGCCATTAAACCATCTGGATTCGTTGGTGCAATCCCATCAGACCCAATCACATTATAAAATCTGAAAGAGGTGAAAGTTTTTGAATTTTCAATACAATATCTTTCGACCACATCTTCAGCACATCTTTTACTCAAAGCGTATGGGTTGATGGGATTAGCGGCTGTGCCTGTCGATGCAAACACAAAATTCTTAAAAAATGTTTCTTGTAATACATTTACAGTACCATTGATATTGGTATCGTAGTATGATATCGGTCTCGTTACCGATTCACCTACTTTTACAAGAGCTGCAAGATGCACAACAGTATCAAATACTGTGGTTGGCCACTTTACAAAGTTCTCAGCAATATCTAATTTGATAAAATGATTTGGTGACAAGTAATCATTAAATCTGGTGTTCTTATCAAGACCAAAAACCTCGTAGTCATCCTTTTTGAGGAGTTTTACGAGGTGTTGGCCAATGTAACCAGAACTGCCGGTTATCAATACTTTTTTCATTAAGCTTGTTCTGCTTTATGTGCTTCTAAAGTTTTACGGAATTTATTGGCATGACTACGCTCTGCTTTAGCCAATGTTTCGAACCAATCAGCAATCTCATCAAAGCCTTCATCACGAGCGGTCTTGGCCATACCAGGATACATATCGCTGTATTCATGGGTTTCGCCGTGAATGGCCGATTCTAATGCTTCTGCTACAGTTGCAGTCGATAGACCAGTACCTGGATCACCAGCACCACCAGTCAATAGATATTCCATGTGGCCATGTGCATGACCTGTTTCACCTTCAGCGGTAGAACGGAACACAGCGGCTACATCTGGTGAACCTGCCACATCGGCCATGTTTGCGAAATACAAATAACGGCGATTGGCCTGTGATTCACCTGCAAATGCCTCTTTCAATGCTGCTTCGGTACGAGTACCTTTTACTGATTTTGCCATACTATTTCTCCTTTACTATTGAATAATATTCATCTTTAAAACAACCACATTCTGGACAAGTAAAGAGGTCAGACAACTCCTCAAACTTGCCTTCTTTTTCATCATCGTGGACATGGCCACATACGGTACAAATATACTGCAATTCCATATTATCTCCTTTAATAGTTAAAAACTAACAATAATATGTATACATAGTTTATCACTATAATGTGGTTTTGTCTAATGATATTTTTCAATTCTGGTTATCGATTTTCTCAATCTTTAATATTTTACCATCCATGAATAGAGCTTTGTATTCTATCCACTTATCGGCCTTATAACCACCATTATCTTCATCTTCACGATAGAATCGGACCAGTCCATCAAACTTATCACACATATCCCAGCGTTCATTAAACTTCTTTAAGTAACCACCCAAAAGACCATCATTATCATCTATCCATTCGGCATCATAGTTTTCATACCAAAGAATATTATTCTCAATCTTATAATTATCACACGCCTGAGCAGGAGTATCTTTGGTTTGATATTCATGTCCTTCGTAAGTAATATAATCAAACATTCCCATAATTATTCCCAAATTCTATGTTTTTCGGCAATCCATTCCCAACCATCATACTCATCAATTTGCCATTCCACGTCATCTGGAATTTCCACAATTTTTAGTGAAGCGGCAAAGCCATTGGCTTCGACACCAAATTCCTCAATGACAGAAATTAAATTCTCATCATTTCGTGGTGAGTAATGTTCATATTGTGAAATGAAATAATTATCATCACCAACATAACCTTTAACATAGTAATCTATGCCACCATATTTACTTTCAACACTTTCAAATTCAATGCCTCTCAACTGCAAAAGCTTTTCAAAGGCTTTGTCGGAGAGGCCAAAACCACCATGTTGTTTATTAATTGCAACTTTCATTATACTTCCAAATATTTCAATGCAAAATTATCGGCACGATTCTCATAACCAATGTAACCACGAGGATTACAAACCACTCTGGTTGTGCCAATCATGTAATCGAAATCTTCGTGTGTGTGACCATGAGTCCACAATTTAATTTGTGGTCGTTCTAAAATGAAGTCATTCAAATCTGAACTGTAACCACCATTCATCAAGGCCTCCTCTTTATAGCGAGGATGAGTAGATAAACGGCTTGGTGCATGATGTCCAACCACTACAAACTTTTGGTCAAATTTGCCTTCAACAGTTTTAGAAATGAATTCAACCATTGCACGGTGTTCTTTCACCGCATCATCGGTCAAGAATCTGGCACTTTCACCATTCTTCACACAACGAAAATCATTCATTGACTTACCAACATGCCACATAGTAATTGGATCTTCATTGTTCATATCCGTCCACAATGTACCACCAATGAATGTAACCTCATCAAATAAAGTCCATGTTTCTTTGTCCAGAATTTGTAGATTAGGTAAATACTTCAAATTCTTTTTGAAATCTTTAACTGTATATTGGTAATCATAATGATAATGTTCGTGATTACCCATGATATACACAACATGAGGAAACTTATTGCAGCAATCATAAAAGAAATCATGGATATCCTGTGACCTTTTTGTAGGCATAGGACTATCATGTTCAAGGCAATCTTTAGCAACACAGATATCACCAGAAAGGAGCAATACATCAGCACCTTCCGTATTTTCCAATACGATAGGACCAAATTCTAGATGGAGGTCTGATGCTAATGCTAATTTCATTTAATGTACCTGTCTATTTTCTTTTTCTTTCTCAAACACTTCTTTTGGAGCTTCCAATAATTTAATAAAATCTTCTTGGCTATCTGATAGTTTAGATAACCACAATAATCTTGCCAACATTACACCACAAATATTCAATGGTGAGGTTTTGTATGTAGCAACCCACCTCACCAGTGATTCATCAATATCTTTTGATAATAATTCTAATTCAGAATCATTCATTATAGTTCCTTCAATTCTTCACCTTCACCACGCTCTGCATACCATAACTTTCTGCAATCATCTGCGGTATGGCCAGTGTAACGAATACAATCTTTTATGTATTCAGCAGGCGGTGGTGGTACTTTGTTAAGTATTGGTTCATTTGATTGGTTACTCAAATCAAGTTTATGTGGCATAGCAAATACAACCACACAAAAAATCATGCCTACACCAATCACAATTAATTTCCAATATACTGCAACCAAAAACACTGCAGCAAGAGCCAAGAGGCCTAACTGTAGGTGAATTGGTGTAATACCAAATGAATTAAGAGTTTCAAATATAGTCATAATATATCAATCAATTAGTAAGGCTGACAATGAACATTAACTGGCACCATAACTTTACCGCTGTTAGTTTTGGCGGTCACGAATTCGACATTAGGACGCAGTTTAGCGTAGATACATTGTTTAGATGCCTGCACAACCTCGTTGCGTTCCATGGCTTCTGGACCAGAATAACCTTTTAGTTTGTATGATGGTGTTGAAGAACAACCAACAATACCAACACTAGCAATAACTACCAATACAACTTTTTTCATTTAGATTTCTCCATAATATAACTAATAACATCTTTCGCTTCACTCAAATCGGACTTCTCAACAGCTTCATCAATCATGTCCAATTGAATAGTATGTAAATAATTTAAGTGCATGGCAACCACCACAGTTTTTAAATTGTTTACATTCAATGGTGTTTGTGATGGATATCGTTTATACTTCATTTGGCCACCTCAACATTGATTGATTTTACTTTATCGATGCCAGTATCTAATGCCTGAGCAATACCTGTAAAGCCTACAGTAGCAACAACAAAGCCTAAAATACAACCTAATACAAAGTTAATCATATAATTCCTCTCTCACTTTATAGGTACCATTATATCACAACCACAGAATAACACAAGCGACTGTTGTATGGACACAACACTATTCTGGTACCAACTCCAACTTACCAATACCCACATATTCTTCAATGGACTTCTTTAGGTTGCGCTTGGAGGTCGATGGTGCCACGAACACATAGTCCTGATGGTCACCGTCCTTAGGCGCAAGGACGCCGTTTAAATAGGTCAAAGCATCAACAGGATTGTTGAACTCTTTTTTACCTACATTATTACATAAATTTGGTTTTGCAATATATTTCATTTCTTACCTTTTTCTTTTTTTGCCAATTGGCCACGCATTGCGGCACATTCTTCGTTTAACATTTTGTTTTCACGAACAAGATGCATCATCACATTTTCAAATTGTTCCCAAAGCTTTTGAAATTTGATTTCATACAATATTGTAATGGCCCCAATTTGTTCAGAATTCAATTCTTCATTGATTTCTTTCAAATCTTCAATGACATTCCAACATTTTAGTATTTGTTGTTCAAAATCAAACCTATCTGACGGCATAGTTTTTCATCCAATCAAGTAAAATTGTTTTTGCTTCATTCTTATTGATACCAAAAGCTTGTTGTAAGTATGGTGCAGCACCAAACATATTGGTTACACCAGTTTCACGCAACACATCAAGATACTCAAACATTTCTTCTTTATCAAGTGTCATAGTATTCTCCATAGTATAAAAGGGGTGCCAATCATATAGCCCGAGCGTTTCACAACGAGTCTAAAAAACTATATGATGGCAGAGATATTAAGCAGCAACTGATTCTGATTGAACCGCAGCTACTTTAGGTTGTGCCTTAGCAACAGCACCTTTGAAACGACCATTTGCATCGAACTGATCAAAGTTAACCAATTGATATGCCTTTACTTTACGGCCATCTTTGATTACTTTAACGATACCACCATCTTTACGAATGTTATAGATGTTGGTAGAGAGGCGATACAATACTTTTTCTTGCGTGGTGCCTTTGAATACTGCCTCGATTTCAGCAGGACTTACAGGTTTGCCAGACAATAATACTTGGGTAATTTTCTCATGACGGTTTACCTTACCTTTGCGAACTGTTAATGCCATTGTGATACTCCTTCAAATTAAACATAATAAAATAATGTATCATATTATACACAATAACCTAGGTTCATGTGAACAATACGATACAATCAACACCATTTTATCATACCTGTGGTTGGTTGGCAACCTCAGATGTGGTAGAAATGGTACTTGTATTGGCAGGTGATTCTACCGAACTATCGACCTTCGAATACAAATCTAAGAATGCCATTTTCGTTTCTTCGTCAAAGCGATTCACACACAAGGTGATGGCTTTCATGCGGTCTTTGAAAATGGTAAAAGCTTTTGCAATATGCACCAATCGGCGAGTGGAAATAATCTCATCAGTAGCACCTTCATCATACGATTTGCGTACCACATCCGCCCATTGTACCAAATGATCCACAAATTCTTTATCATCAATCAATGGTGATAGAATTTTCTTCTCAGTTTTGGCATCAGGATATTCCTGTTCTACCGTAATTGGAAATCGTTCTAAGAAAGCATCATCAAGAATTTGTGATAGATACTTGCCCTCATCTGAACCACGACCTTTGGTATTGGCAGTAGCGATGATAGTAAATCCAGATTTTGGATACACCATCTCACCTGATTTTTTATTGTAATGTGGTTTGCCTTCCATGATGCCTTGCAAGCACATTAGTTTGTTTGAACCACGGTCAACTTCATCAATCAACAATACTGCGCCACGCTTCATAGCGGTGATAACAGGACCATCACGATTGACCACATTACCATTGACCAATGTAGGACCACCAAGCAAATCAGTTTCATCTGTTTCTACTGAAATGTTTACACGAATACATTCACGCTGTAATTCGGCACACACTTGCTCAACCATCAAGGTCTTGCCGTTGCCAGATAAACCAGTAACGAAAATTGGATAGAATGCTTTGCTTGATACAATGTTTCGTAAATCTTTATAGAAACCAAATGGCACATAGTCAGGCCATTTTTGTGGCACCGATGGTTCATTCTCATCAACCAGTTTTGGTTGGCGGAACTCTAAAACTTGTGCATAAGCCATTTCGGCTTCAGGTTCTTGCTGTGTTTGTTTTACAACAGCTTCACCTGATGCAGGTACTTTGTATTGGCCTCGGTCATGGCGATATTGTGCCTTGGTCACCAACC